GTATTAATGGGATGGAAGTTAAAAAAGCTCCAACATTTTATAAAGCAGGTGCTATTACGCAAATTGCAAAAGCAGCGCGCGGAGAATAATAATGGATTTGGCGGATATAAAGTTGCTAGCTATCAACGGATCAGTTGGTGTAGTAACTATGATGGAAATAGAAGTATGGCTTAAAATAATACTTTTAGTTGTAACTATAGGATATACTTTCGCTAAATGGCTTAAACTCATAAAATAATGGCATATATACAACACTCGTCACCTTTTTTAAAGAAAGGAGATGCGCCTTCACGGAAAAAATCCAAAGGTTATTATAATAAAGCAAATAAAACTGGAACAGGAGCGGCCGCAGGCGGGGGTATGTCAGAAAAAGGTGTTAAAAAATATAAAAGAGATAATCCTGGGAGCAAACTGCAAACTGCAGTAACTACCCCACCTTCAAAATTAAAGAAAGGTAGTAAAGCTGCAAAACGCAGAAAATCTTTTTGCGCACGGTCTAAAGGCTGGACAAGCGAAAGAGGAAGAGCAGCAAGAAGAAGATGGAATTGCTAATAATTAAACAACAACAATAACAACAACAAACCAAAACAAAAAATTATGGGACACATGAAATCAGATGAACGTTATGATGCTAAAGAGGCATATAACAAAAAACTATCTTCAAAAGCAAGAATGCATTATTTAGAAAATGATATTGCTGACAGAAAAGGCCACGCGGGAACTTATAGTGGTAATCATCCCAGATATTCTAGCCCAGCCGGAATGATGGGTCAAGCTAAAGCGGATCTTACTTATAATCCTATGGATGATATTGCAGGTCAAGGAACTGAGGGCATGACTCCAGGCGCGCCTACAGCTAATCTTAATAAAGGATATGGTCAGCAAGTTGGCAAACCTTCTGTTGCTAAAATGTATGGCGGCAAAAAGGGAGATAAGTAAAACAGATGGGACTGTATAAACCTAGCAAAACATAAACAATAACAATAACAAAAACAACAACAAAATGGCAAGATTTATTTCTATCAAAGTCGTTGGAGGCGCAGACGCTTTCGAAGACGGACAACACCTACTCAACACCGATTCAGTAATTACAGTTACTTCTGGTGATGAAGCCGGAGCTAATGAAGGTACTAAAACTACTATTCATACAGACTCCTCTGTACTTAACACTATAGTACTAACTCACGGCGCAGAAACAACTCCTAGCGTAAGAGATGCGATTAATGCAGCACTTACGGCTAATCCAGGCGGTGTAAAATCAACAGTTGGACTTCCTAGTGGAATTGCTGTAACTGAATTTGCAGTTGTATAATGAGTGATTCTAAAGGGCTTGGTGATTCAATTGAAAAGATTACTAAGGTTACTGGAATAAAAAGTGTAGTAGATAGAGTCGCAGAGGGTTTAAATATCCCCTGCGGCTGTTCTGCTCGCAAAGATAAATTAAACAAAATGTTTCCTTATAAATAATGGCTTTTAAACTTAATACACCTCCATATAATTTAGACAATACACCTATATATAATGTAGATTTAGGTGATGATGTATTAGGCAAAGCTAACAATAATGGAACTATATTAATAAATAAAAACTTAGATCCTTCTAAAACTAAAAAAGTAGTTGATCATGAGATGGTTCATATTGATCAATTTAAAAGAGGCGATTTAGACTACGACGATAATAACGTTTACTGGAAAGGTAAAACATACTCTAGAAGCCAAATGCAGGAAGGTGCAAAAAATCTTCCTTGGGAAAAAGAAGCTTACGACAAAGCTTAAATTATGTTAAAATTATTATTAGGCCTACTAAAAGGCGGCAATGGCAGGAAGTCAGTAGCCGGAAACTTAGCGTGGGAAATAAGAGAAGCAATTAAGGGTAAAGAATTAGACCCTAATGAAATAATAGAATTGCAAACTAAAATAAATGAAATTGAAGCCGGCCATAGAACAGTATTTGTTGCGGGCTGGAGACCATTTATAGGATGGGTTTGTGGAGTGGCGTTAGCATATAACTTCGTAATAAGAGATTTATTTATTTGGATAACAAAAACAACCGACGCTCCTCCGGCATTACAAATGGAGCATTTAATGACAGTCTTATTAGGAATGCTTGGTCTTGGCGGATTAAGAACCTTTGAGAAAATAAAAGATAAAGTAAAATAATTTAATTAAATTTAATCAAATGAGTACAAAAGAAAAAAAAGTAACAGAAGAGCAATTAGCTAAAATTAAAGAACAACAAGTAACAATGAACAATAAGCTGCGAGACATTGGGCTTGTTGAAAATCAAAAGCATGTATTATTGCATGAATACGCCGGGCTCGAGCAAGATATGGAAGCCTATAAAAAGGAGTTAGAAAAAGAGTATGGCGCTATTAGCATTGATCTTGAAACAGGTGTTTATAAAGAAATAGAAAACACCGAAGAAAAAGAAAAGTAAAATGAGTAGTGTTATAAGAAAGATCAGCATCGGTTCTGATTATAAAAATGATGCTATGCATTACTCTGTAGGCCAAGAGGTGTATGGAGGACACAAAATAGCTTATATCATATTCGAAGATACTGATAGTTCTTATAATATTTTTATAAAAAAGAATAATGAGGTATTGCCTTGGAAAAAATTTAATTCTAACATGGCTATTTCTGTTGAATATAATTTAGAATATGAATAGTATCTACGATTTTATTGTTGAGCCTATTGGGGAAAGATATAACAATACAACTAAAGTAGATAATAAAGATTTAATATTAAACTGTAATATAGAATCATTTAAGTTTATAAATAAACTTGCTAAAGTTATATCTACGCCAAAAGCTTATAACACCGTTATAAAAAAAGGTGATGAAATTGTAATTCATCATAATGTTTTTAGAAGATATTATGATATAAAAGGTAAAGAAAAAAACAGTAGTAAATATTTTAAAGACAATCTTTACTTTTGTCAGCCAGATCAGGTGTATCTTTATAAAAAAAATAATGAGTGGCATTCATTTATGGATAGATGCTTTGTTAAGCCTATTTTAAATAATGACCCTACAAGCCTAGAAAAAGAGCAAAAGTATGTTGGTATACTAAAGTATAGCAATAGCTCGTTAAAAGCGCTTGAAATCAACCCAGGTGATGTTATAGGCTTTACTCCAAACAGCGAATGGGAGTTTATAGTAGATAATGAGCGGTTATATTGTATGAAATCTAATGATATTGTTATTAAGTATGAACGTAAAGAAAACCAAACTGAGTATAATCCAAGCTGGGCAAAAAGCAGTTGAGGAGTTAATCAAAGTAGCTAAAGAAGCTATTGTAGATTCAGAAGATGATATATCAGCAGATAGATTAAAAAATGCAGCAGCAACAAAAAAGTTGGCAATATTTGATGCATTTGAAATACTTACTAGAATAGAAAATGAAGAAAAATTATTAGAAGATAAATCTAGTAGCCAAAAAACTTTTGGAGGTTTTGCTGAAACAAGATCAAAATAATGTATAAGCAAACATTATATTCAGTTATACCCGATTATGTAAAGCCCAATATATTAAAGAAAAAAAATAAACAAAAAAGTTGGGAATACGGATATAACAAAGAGCACGACTTAGTAGTTATAAGTAAAACAGGTGAACTTGGTGAAGTATATAATATTCAAGGCTTAAAAATAGGTCTACCATTAATACATAAATGCTTTAAAAGATCAAATAAAAAAGCTGAACAATTTTGGCAAAAGTTTGACTACCCTAAAGAATTAAGTAAAATAAAAAGCGTATTTGACTGGAATAATTATCCGGACAATTTTAAAGAACAATGGTACGATTATATAGATAATGAATTTAAATATAGAGAAGAAGGTTTTGCGTTTTATAACGATGGCAATGAAACTTACATTACTGGTACTCATTACATGTACTTGCAGTGGACTAAAATTGACGTTGGGGCCGCAGAATTTAGAGAATCAAATAGATTATTCTACATTTTTTGGGAAGCGTGTAAAGCAGATACCCGGTGCTATGGAATATGCTACCTCAAAAATAGACGGTCTGGGTTTAGCTTCATGGCATCAAGCGAAGCTGTTAATCAGGCGACAATGTCCAGCGACTCAAGATTTGGAATTTTATCAAAAACTGGGGCCGATGCCAAAAAAATGTTTACAGATAAAGTCGTTCCAATATCAACCAATTATCCTTTCTTCTTCAAGCCCG